GGGGCGTCACCACGCATGAGGCGAAGAGCAAGCCCGCGGGGGACATGTCGGCGGAGATCTGGTCGATGGACATGCGCCCGCTGCCGCAGGTATCCGGGCTGGGCGAGACGGCGGGGCTGATCACGTTCCACATCCGGATCCGCACGCCGATGCTGGCCAAGCCGGAGGACGACACCGACAAGAAGCTGATGTCGGCCTCTTTGACGGTGATAGGCGAGTACAGCGGCTCGTTCACCCTCGGCGGCACGGTGATGGCCGTCGACCTGCTCGGCATGCACGGGACGGCGCTGGGCGCTCAGCTGGGCTACCTGGAGCAGGACGGGACGCTGTTCCGCGTGTCGACCGTCACGCTTCCGATTGTCATCGACAACTTGTGGACGCAGGGGGCCTGACATGGCTACGAAGATCACCGGACTGAACGCGCGGTTCTACATCGGCGGCTTCGACCTGTCCGCCGACGTCTCCGCCCTGGACAACGTGGCGGGCAGCATCCACCCGCTCGACGTAACCGGCATCCAGGCGCTCGCTCATGAGCGGCTGGGCGGGCAGCGTGAGGGCGCGCTGGACTTCAGCCTGTTCTTCGACACCGGGGCCGGGCAGGAGCATGCGGCGCTGTCGGGGCTGCCGACGGCGGACGTGATCGCGTCGGCTTTCCTGGCGAACGCCGCGGGCGCGCAGGCGGTGGGCAGCCCGTGCTGCAGCATCAACTCCAAGCAGGTCAACTATGACTGGACCAGGGGCACTGACGGCAGCCTGACGGGCAAGGTGAGCTGCCAGAGCAGCGGGTTCGGGCTGGAGTGGGGCGAGGCGCTGACGGCGGGGCTGCGCACCGACAGCGCGGCCACCGTGGGGGCATTCTTCGACGACGGCGCCGGCACTGCGTTCGGCGGGCAGGCGTATTTCCAGCTGATCGCGTTCGCGGGCACGTCGGTGACGATCGACATTCAGTCGGCGACGACTTCGGGCGGCTCGTACGCGACGACCGGGCTGACCAGTTCCGCGCTCACTGCGATCGGGGCGCAGCGGGTGGCGGTCAGCAACGCCACGACGATCAATGAGTTCCTGAAGGTCGTGACGACCGGCACGTTCAGCAACGCGGTGTTCGCGGTGCACTTCTCGCGGAACCTGGTCGCCGGGGTGGTGTTCTAGGTGGCCCTTCATGACCAGCCGTTCCGCGTGGCGCCGGCGCTGCCCGTGGAGGCTTACCGGACGTTCCGCATCCACTCCCCGCGCGACACGGCCGTGCGGAGCGCCTGCGGGCCGGGGTGCGCCGGCTATGACCGCGGATGGGAAACCAGGGTGAACGAGTCGGAGCCGCTGGGCCAGTTCCAGGCGGCGTACATCCGCGAATCCTCGGGTCGCGCGTTCCGCGAGATGAAGACCGGCGACGGCCTGACGGTGTTCCGGTTCGAGCCGCATCAGCGGTGCTTCGCCGATCACATGACGCTGCCGGAACGGTTCATCGTCCGCGACGGCGACTGGCGGGGCAACCCGACCGGCAGGCAGCGGGTGCACGTGCGGGCGGCGGACTGGGTTGAGGACTGCGGGCTGAACCTGCAGGCATGGAAGCAAGCGACAGAAAGGGGATAGCAGATGGCAACCAAGGTCACTGGCCTCGCATGGACCACGCTCAGCGTGGGCGACAGCTCGAACGCCACGCAGGACATCCGCAACGCCGTCACGGACCTGACGCTCGCGACGCCGCGGGCCGTTCAGGACACCACCGGCATCGACAAGAGCGCGATCGAGCGGCTGCTGCTGCTCGCCGACTACAGCATCGACCTGAAGGGCGTGTTCGACACGCTGGCCGGGAACGGCGCGCACGTCGTGTTCTCGACGGTGCCGAGCACCAGCGTGAACCGGGTCGTGTCAATGACCACCAACGGCAAGAGCCTCAACATGGGGACCACCGGGGCGGGCAACGGCGCGGTGCTGTTCACCGACTACAAGGTGACCCGCAACCCGACCGGCGAGCTGCTCTGGGAGGCGCCCGGGGTCGGGAGCACCGGAGTCGTGCCGACGTGGAGCTGAGGCCAGAGCCGTCAGCGGCTGAACCTGAGGAGATGTAGATGGGCTACAAGCGCGAGACGAAGCTGTACCGGCTGAAGTTCGCGGACTCGGCGATGGACGGCCTAGTCGTCGACATGAAGTCGCTGTCTACGGGGGCATTCCTCGAAGTTGCCGAGCTCGCTGACACGTTCACCGGCCAGAAGCTCGCCGACATGGACGTGTCGGCTATGCGGAAGGTGTTCGAGGTGCTCGCCGGCGCGCTGGTGTCGTGGAACCTCGAAGACGAGCATGACAAGCCGATCCCGACGACCTATGACGGCATCGTCAGCCAGGAGTTCGACTTCGTCCTCGAGATATTCATGGCGTGGGTTGGGGCGATGTCCTCGGTCGATATCCCTTTGCCCGCAGGCTCGAACTCTGGCGCGACTTCGCCGGAGGCGTCCTTGCCGATGGAACCGCTGTAGCCAGGCCGGCCGAGCTCGCGGACGCGCAGTTGATCCTGCGCATCTGCGATCGCTTCCACAAGCTGCCCTCGGAGGTGCTCGAGGAGCCGGCCGAGATGCTGCGGCTGCTGAAGATCGAGCAACTGGGAACGCCGCGAGAGGAGGTGGAGTAGGTGCCGAACGTCGTCGAGATCATCGTCGTGGCCCGCGACATGACCAGCGCGGGTTTCGGGAAGGCCGAGGCGAAGGCGACCGGGCTCGGCGCGACGCTGACGAAGTTCGCCGCGGTCGGCGGCCTGGCGCTCGCGGCGGTCGGCGTCGAGTCGGTGCGGATGGCGGCGAAGTTCGACGCGTCGATGGAGATGCTCTCCACCCAGGCGGGGGTGCCGCAGTCGAAGATCGCGGGCCTGAAATCCGGAGTGCTGGCCCTGGCGTCGCAGGTCGGCTTCTCACCCGACTCCCTGTCCGAGTCGCTGTACCACGTGGCGTCCAACATGGCGTCGCTCGGTGCGACCGGCCCGCAGATGCTGAACCTGGTCAAGACCGCGGCCGAGGGCGCGAAGGTCGGCGGCGCGGACCTGGTCGACGTCACCAACGCGATGACCGCGGCGGTCGCCTCCGGCATCCCCGGGGTGAAGAACTACCAGCAGGCGATGGGCATGCTGAATGCCACGGTCGGCGCGGGCGACATGAAGATGCAGGATCTCGCGGAGGCGTTCGGCACCGGCATGGTGGCGGTGGTGAAGGGCTACGGCCTGTCGCTGAAGGACGTCGGGGCGGCGCTGGCCACCTTCGGCGACAACAACATCCGGGGGGCGAAGGCCGGCACGGACCTGCGGATGGCGGTGCAGGCGCTGGCGGTGCCCGCCGGGTCGGCGAAGAAGGTCCTCGAGGGCATGGGCATGTCGATGACGCAGATGGCGGGCGACATGCAGCACGGCGGCCTGCTGCCCGCGCTGAAGGACTTGCAGGAGCATCTGCGCAAGGCGGGCGTGACGGCGAAGCAGCAGGGCCAGGACATCACCGCGATCTTCGGGAAGAAGGCCGGGGCCGGGGTCGCGGTCCTGCTCGGGCAGATGGACCGGCTGGAGTCGAAGTACCCGGCGATCACGAAGGGGGCCGGCAGCTTCGGGGACGCCTGGCAGAAGACGCTGGCGCAGACGTCGACGGTGTTCTCGCAGCTCAAGGGGTGGGCTGAGGCGCTGATGATCTCGATCGGGGAGAAGCTGCTGCCGGTCGTGAAGTCGTTCGGCCAGTTCATGCTGAACAACAAGACGGCGATCGAGGTCACGCTGGGCGTGGTGGCGGCGCTGGTCGCGGTGCTCGGCACCTATGTGACGGTCGTGAAGACGGTCGTGCTGGTCACGAAGATCTGGGAGGCCGTGCAGGCGATCCTGAACGGCGAGATGACGATGAACCCGATCGGCCTGGTCATCACGGCGATCGCGCTGCTGGTGATCGGCCTGGTCGAGGCGTACAAGCACAGCAAGGCGTTCCGGGACATCGTGCACGAGGCGGGGGTGATCGCCCGCGAGGCATTCCACTGGGTACTGCACGCCGCGATGGCGGTGTTCGACTGGATCCGCCAGCACTGGCCGCTGCTGCTGGCGATCCTGACTGGGCCGGTGGGGCTGGCGGTCTACTGGATCGTGTCGCATTTTGACGGGCTACGGCACGGCACGGCTGCCATTTTCGACGCCATCGTGCATTTCATCACGTCGAAATTCGATGAGCTGCGGCACGACGCCGCGCACATGATCGACGACATCGTGAGCTTTTTCGAGCAGATGCCGGGCCGGGTCATGAAGGCGATCGGCAATCTCGGCTCGGACATCTGGAACTCGGTGACCGGCGGGCTGGGCAGCCTCGGCAGCATGATCGGCCTGGCGCACGGCGGCATCGTGGGCGCGGCGGGAGGCGGCCCGCGTTCCGGCTGGACGATGGTCGGGGAGATGGGGCCGGAGCTGGTGCGGATGCCGCAAGGGTCGACGGTGTTCTCCAGCGCGCAGAGTCAGGGCATGCTCGCCGGGGGCGCCGGAGGCAGCGGCGGCGGCGGCCGGCTGCAGCTGGAGCTCGTCGGCGGGCATGACGACCTGCTGCTGCGGTGGCTGCGGAATGCGATCCGGCTGCAGGGCGGGAACGTGCAGCAGGTCCTCGGGCAGGGGACGGCCTGATGACGATCACCCGGGATGCGACCGCCACCCCGGCCGCCGCCACTGCGGGGCCGGTCGTGATCACCTGGGCGGCGAACCCCACGGCAGGCGCCAAGGTGCTGGTCAAGATCGGCGCCGCGTTCGCGACGGTCGTCAGCGTGACGGACAACGGCGTCACGCCGAAGACGTTCACGCAGGATGCGACGGCCACGGCGTTCGGTGCGGCCAACGACTACGTTTACCGGGCGGACGGCATCACGCTGCCCGCATCCGGCCAGTACCAGGTCACCGTCACGTTCTCCGGGACGGGGAATTTCCTTGTCTCCGGCCGCTCCTATCTCGGCGTCGCGGCGTC